AAAGAAGACCGATCATCTTGCGCGAGCGAACTTGCTATTGTAGTACAAACTTATGTCACTAGCTACCGACTACCTACTCCTCAACATTGGTCACTCAACGCTCAAGTGGCATTTGGACCGCATCAAAAGCGGATCTTTCACCATCGACCAAGTCGCTGTCTTCTATTGTCCCGATCCCAAAAAATCGGTTTACAAAACCGTTACCCGAGGTCTTGAGGAGCTTGTCAAAATGAAGCCCGAGAACCTCCCGATCCAATTGCGATGACTCAAACCGAGTACGTTAAACACAGTGGCTTAACCAAAGGCAGGGTCTCGCAACTCACCGCAGCAGGGATGCCGCTGACCTCCCCCGAAGAAGCGGACGCTTGGAGAGGATCGCGAAAAGGGATCGGCGGTAGACCATCAACGCTCCAGCGGATGGCCGCAATCAATCAGCAGGAAGCTGTCTTCAATGAAGCCGCGCAATCGATCACAGAAGGACCGTACAGACCTCCTGAAGCCGCAACTGCGGTCAATGCATCACTCGTAACTTTGGACACCCCAGCGGGAGCCTACGAGCGGCAGAAGCAGATTGAGCGAGCGTCGTATGGTTTGGCGGTCCAAGCCCTACGCAACAAGACGATGGACGCTGGCCGGATGGTCACGGTTCACGCATCTGCCGCAAAGAACCTAATCAACGCTCGGCAAGATGTAATCGCGTTAGCCGAGAAGGAGCGAACGATGGTCTCTGGATCTTGGGTCAAGAAGGTGATGCAAGATCACGATGGAGCGGTCGCTCAACTATTGAAATCAATGCCCAAGCAACTCGCTGGTCGAATTGCTCCCCACGACCCAGAACACGCCGAGCGCGAGCTAGAGCGTTGGGTTCAAGAAGTATGTCTCAAAACTCTGCACCTAACCGATCCTTGGAAATGAATCAAATTGAACTGCTGCTGGTCTCTAGTCTTATCCCTTACGCTCGCAACTCCAGAACACACTCCGACGAGCAAGTAACTCAAATCGCAGCCTCAATTCGTGAGTTTGGATTTACCAATCCAGTTCTCATCGATTCCAACGGGACCATCATTGCCGGTCACGGTCGAGTGATGGCTGCCAAGAAAGTTGGACTAACGGAAGTCCCGTGTCTCCGTCTTGAACACTTAAGCCCATCACAGATTAGGGCTTATGTGATCGCTGACAACAAACTGGCTCTCAACGCTGGATGGGACGATGAGATGCTCAAAGCCGAATTACTCACTCTGCAAGAGGAAGGATTCAACACCGATCTGACCGGATTTTCAGATGACGAGCTTAACGCTCTCTTAAACTCGGAAATCATCGAGGGACAAACCGATCCAGATGAAATCCCAGAACCTCCCGTTGAGCCAGTCACCAAGCTCGGAGACATTTGGATTCTCGGGAATCACCGGCTTATGTGCGGAGACTCTACAAGCATCGACGCTGTGCAGAAGATGATGGCTGGATCTAAGGCTGATATGGTTTTCACCGATCCGCCTTATAACATTAATTACTCTGGGACAATGAGTCGAACGACTAAAAACGGGGTTCAGACAAGTCATGTCACGGCTTGTTCGAAATATGATGACATTGAAAACGACAAAATGACGAAAGACAAATTTAATGATTTTATGTCAAACATCCTTGGAAACATAACAACGTTATGCGAAGGGGCTTGGTACATATCGTTTGGATCTCAAACACTTGACCAACTACTTCAACCTCTTAGGAACGCTGGAATGGACTGGAAATCAATTATTATCTGGATGAAAAACCAATCGACCATTTCGGGTAAAGATTATAAATCTCGGTTTGAACCAATTGTTTATGGAAGGTTTAACGAATGTTTCTATGGAGAACGGTATAATGAGGAAGACGTTTGGCAGATACAGAGAACACTAAAAAACGATCTTCACCCAACAATGAAGCCAATTGCTCTTGTTGAAAAAGCAATTTCAAATTCATCGAAGACTGGGAACCTTGTATTAGATCTGTTTGGCGGCTCCGGCAGCACTCTAATCGCTTGCGAGAAAACCCACCGCAAAGCCCGACTGATGGAACTAGATCCCAAATACTGCGACGTAATCGTCAAGCGTTGGGAAGACTTCACCGGCAAAAAAGCGGTTCTGGAAAAGGTTTAATGGAAATCTTAAACTGCCAGAAACCAGCCGGTATCGAATCGCTGCGTCAAAACAGAATCGCGATAAAAGCTATCGAGCGTCAGACCGGCTTAGAGTTCCTGTCGATATCAGACCAAGAGCCTTCCCGCATTGATGGCTTCATATTTGATCCGGCTAAAGGAATCATCACCGGAATCTATGAGGTCAAAACTCGTAGCTACGGTCTCCACAAGCTCCAGACCACATTCGGAAATGAATGGATGATCTCTTGGTCTAAGATCCAAGCGGCTCTTGAAGTTACCAGACGCACAAAGCTCCCGTTCTACGGAGTGCTGCATCTGCTGGATGACAACATTGTTATGATGGTTGAGATCTTTAACCGCAATGCGTCTTGGGCTGCAAACCATAAGGTGGAAGACCGTCTGGTTAACGGAATCAAAGATCGCATGGCGTTAATCGATATGACGACCGCTATGCAATATAAGATGAACCAACTATTCTGATGACAGATCTAGAGCTTGAAATCCTAGAGTTCAGACGACAATTGTGGAGACCAACTCCACGGCAATCTGTTGTCGAATGGGCTGAAAGCAATCTGACTCTAAGCCAACGCCAGACCGAGCATCCCGGTCCATTCTCCACGGCTGTCAGACCATATTGCCGAGAACCGTTGGAATCTTGGAAAGATCCAGCGGTCTCCGAGGTCACGTTGTGTTGGGGATCTCAGACCAGCAAAACGACGACGCTGATGGCCGGTCTGGCTTGGTCAATCGACGTAGAGCCATCTCCTGCGTTGTGGTTGATGCCGAGTGAGAACTTAGCGCGGTCTTTCTCTAAGAGTCGATGGCTCCCAATGCTGGAAGACTCTCCTGCTATGGTCGCGCGGTTCCCTACGGATAAAGACCAGATTACCAATCTTGAGCAGCAATTCGACCGCTGTACTTTGACTTTTGTGGGGAGCAACTCACCGGCAAATCTAGCTTCCCGTCCCGTCAGAATCCTAGTTGCAGATGAGGTGGACAAGTTTGCTGATGCTACGGCTAAAGAAGCTGACGCTCTGGATCTTGCCGAGCAGCGACTCAAAGCGTTCTCCAGTTCAAAAGCGTTCTTTACTAGCACTCCGACAACCTCGGAGGGGAGAATCTGGCAGCGATATCTGAGAGGGGACCAGCGGAGATATTACATTCCGTGCCCATACTGCCGCGAGCATATCAAGTTGGAGTGGCGACAAGTAACGTGGGAAAACGAGAAGCTTGAAGACGGACGACCTGACTGGCAGCGCATCCGTACCACAGCGCACTACGTCTGCCAATTGTGTCAGGGGAAGATATCTGACAGCCAAAAGGTTGCAGGGTTACGTCACGGCAAGTGGATCTCGGAGAATAAAGCCAGCCTCCCGAGCGTAAGATCCTACCATCTGTCGTCTCTCTACTCTCCAGATCGCAAATGCACTTGGGGAAATCTTGCCGTTGCGTTCTTGGAGGCAAAAAGCTCGATGATGGGATTGCAGGGTTTTATCAACGGAATGTTGGCAGAACCGTGGGAGAATCAGGAGACTCAACAAGACCGAGTCGAGATTGTCTCAGACGCTGGAATCCCTGAAGCTAGACGCTACCTGACCGCTGACGTACAAGCTGCGGCTCCTTTTTTGTGGTGGGTCTGCCGAGAATGGAGCAAAGGCAACTCTAGACTTGTTGGAGCCGGTCACGCTGACGACTTTGCCGCACTCCGCAGGATACAACTCCAATACAACGTCCACGACATGGATGTTGGTGTTGATTCCGGTTACAACACGCAAGCAGTCTACGACGCTTGTGCGGAGTTCTCGCAGAGTAGCGCAAGCCCGATAAACTATCCATGCGGTCTGCGGTATCCACCAGAGGGAGGTCTCCGAAAGCCAATGCTAATCGGATGGATGCCACTTAAAGGCCGAGAGACTGGAGCTAGATTTACCAGCAAGACCGGCTCAATCCATCCCTTTGGAATTACAACCTCAACCTCGATGCGGACTGACGCTGTTCAGCCGTTGTTGGTTTTCGATACCGAGCATATGCGTGAGGTGCTCCAGCGGCTCCGTAAGGGGACCGAGACGCATCAATGGAGTGTTTGTAGCCTCCCTGCCCCGCTAGAAGCTGAAGGGGCTTTTGCGAGCGATTCTGATACCTATTGGAAGCATCTGGACAGCCATCTTCTCAAGCCAACGGCTAACCGCTCCGGCAGGATCAAACACTTGTGGTTCAAAAGAAACACTCGTTGGCCGGACCATTTGCATGACTGTGAAATAATGCAACTTGCTATGGTTATGTTGTGGGGAGACCTAACTTCCAGTACCTCGGAAAATTCTAGTGGTTGACAAACTTACAGGTCTGTTGATAGTCCGCCCAAGTGTTCACATACACAGTAGCAACTAAGCGGAGTTACTTGCGTACGACCTACGCGAGCAAAGCCGCTTTGACATTGCTTGAGGCTTTAACGGCAAAGCTGACTGTTTCCGCTAACTCGATGGAGAGCGGTAACGTAGTCCGCAGCACTT